ATCTCTTTGCTTACCGGTTTTGGTTGTTAAACCTACCAACTTATCAATGATCGTATCCAATGGAGACTTAACGTCATCCCCTTTGTTGTGACTAAGCAAATTAGCTTGAGATTTAATATCCAACCTAGCAAATAAATCTAGGATGAATGTTGCAGTTAAATTACTCTTTGGTAATTCATCCATGTGCTTGGTAGTAAAAAGCACAGCATTACGTTTAAACAAATCAGCTTGACCTTTTGTCATATCGCATTGCACTTGAAAGGTTGTTAGCAATTCGTTTGTTGCATCCTCAGAAATATTACCGGTTTCAGTTCTAGGTAATTTGCTGATTGGGATCATTGCAGTTGCATACTGACTTAATCTTATCGTACTCATGTCAGCAGAGTTTTGTTTATTAGATCCCTTTAAAAGGTTATGCTGTTGCTCTTGAGTTGCTAGTTGCTTGACTATATCGTCAGAGATTATTTTATTTTTCTTCATTAGATTACTCCATTGTTAATTAAATCTAGGTGTTAATAAATCCTAGGACAAAGAGCAGTAACTACTGCTCAATGTTTCGACCTCAGTAGGTCTCATCAGCTAGGCTGTTTGTCTTGTGGAACATTCCATCCACCTATTGGATCAAGATCTTTTGCATCATCTTCATCAAGCCAATATTTGAAATCCGGATCGCCTTGCTTGGCTCTGATCTTGTATTCCAAATCTGTTAGATTATCCAAGATACCATCTTCATATTTCTTGACAGCCTCCGGAGTGTTAGTCCATTGGATGTATTGGGCATCTGATTTTGCCTTACGTACCATCTGATCTAATAATGCTAACTGCTTTTCATTGATTTCTAATTTCATTTTGCTGTCTCCTTTAAGCTGTTTCTAATATTTGTTTTGCCTTTTGGTAGGCATTGGAAAACTTATTGATGTTGTTCATGTAAAGACCACCTTTAATTCCATTGGATGTATCAAAGTATTTTCTTTCATGTTTGCTGATGCCAATAAGTTTATCGCCATTATACCTACCAACATAATCGAGATAATAATCCCAACTAAAATCTGTATGCTTTAATGTTCTTGTTTCTTTTTTGACATGCACTCTTTTAAAATTAATCATAATGATCTCCATAGTTGATTAACTGTTTCGACCTTTTGGTCTCATCAGATCAAGCACACACTTGATGACAGTTGAGGGGGCAATCTCTTGCCCCCAATATTTTATGAATTGTCGAATAGTCTTTTACCAAAATCACAAGCTGAATTAATTCTGAGCCTTTCAGTTTCGCTTGGTCTCTCAGATATATTCAAACCTAATTGAAAGTAGCTGTTCATTGCATGGCAAAAACGTGCAAATCTCCACCAATGATAATCATCATAATGCTCTGATTGATGATCCTTAAAACTCATTGCTTGATTAATGTTATCAACCTCTTTCGAAATGATGTTGATTGTCTCAATGACTTTTTCTTGTGTCACATCAGTTTTGCAAATCCATCCAATTGACAAAGTGATGCCATGAACAATATCAGCATCAAGTAAGTTTAGCTGATATATTATTTCTTTCATTGATTTAGCAATCTGCTTATGTGGATAAATAACATTTCCATCCGGATCAGTTGCATTTTCGATACCTTGTTTAATATCTGATACGTTTAATAATTTCATAATGATCTCCATTTTTGTTTGATTGATTTGAAATGTTACAACCTCTATTTGGAAACTCGTGAGAAACTACTAGCCCATATCGCTGTCCTCATCAGACTGAATTGTGGGGGCTGTATCGCTCTTGCCTTTCTAAATCTTCTGCCTAGTTTCCCATGTAGGTCAGAAAGGGATGTTTGCTTTACAGTTCAAACGAGTTGCCAAACAGAGGCTGTATTAACAATTATTAATATAAAGACTAATTCATAGAATACAAGTGTAAAGTTTACATTATTTACTATTATTTACTATTATTTACCAAAATACTCTGTAATCCAAGGTACACAACAAAAACGCTGAAACTTACTTTTAGATAGCAATACAGCCTAAAGTGCTTACATGTGCTGTATGAGGATTAAATCGACAGCAATTAATATTTCACGAAATGAGACTACAAACAAAGATAATAAAGTGGTATCATTGGTAAAGGTCGCAGGTCTAAGGAACATGATATTGAAACTTTACGTAAACTTTTGAGGATAAAAATATGTCAGATAAAAAAGATAATAAACCTAAATTAAAATTGGTAAGTGATAATGACGGCAGTAAAAGTAAGGCCAAAAAATCTAAAGTTATTGGATCAGAATTAACAGCAAAACAAATGGGATTTTGTAGGGATATTGTATTCAATGATATGACGTATATTGATGCATATCGTAACAACTATAATGTATCAGAAAAAACTAAAGGTAATTCTTTAAGAGCAATGGCATCTAAGCTAAGAGCAGACATTAACATAACCTTAACTATAAATAAGCTATTAGAGCATAAGCAGACGTTACACAGCATGGACAGCGTCAAGCGATCAGATATAATCTTAGAGAAGATCGAGAAGATGGCTGATGATGTAAATGTTACTGATGCAGTAAGATTAAAAGGCCTCGAACTTTTAGGAAAGCATCATGGATTATTTACTGACGTTTTAAAGGTGGATGATAAACGTGATAGGTCATCAGTAGAAATAGAGAATGAATTACTGAACAAGCTAAACACTATAATTTCTAAATAAAAAAGTTACGTAAACTTTTACAGCTAGTTACGATAAGTTCTTTCCGGCTAGTTACGATAAGTTATTTTAACTTGGCCGGTCTAAACTTTTTTTGTTAGTGGCTAACCCCACCCACTCCCTACCCACCCCGACACACAGCCGTGGCTACACACACACGTACATGATTTTGCACATAAAAATACTAAAATTTCACAAAGGGGTACCCTTTTTAAAATGTAATAGACGTAAATAGAAGTAAAATAATATCAACTTTAAAAAAAATGCCTATATGATTCTTTTTTTTATTGAAATTTATTTAAAAATAGTATAAATAAAATTTATTGTTTTAATATTTATAAATGTTCTATAGAAGGTAAGAGATATATTAAAGAAGTTTATAAATGTTATATTTATAAATATTGTAAAGGAACAATTATTTGTCAGACAATATTGTAACCTTAAGTGATTACAGAAAATCTCCTGAAATAATAGAAGAATATGAATTAGAAGATGCTCTAGTAATAGGATGGACCACTGATGAAAGTGGTGATAAGGTATTACATGTTTCATCTTCAGTTGAAACAGAGAGTAGTCTATGGATGATTGAGTTAGCAAAGAAGATTGTAGAGAGCAGGCCTCCAGAGGTATGGAGCAATAATGAATGATCTCACTCATATCATAAAAGATAATCTAGATAAGATTAGTGAGCTTTCACCAGAGAAGCAAAAAGAGATTCTGGCACTAGTAGAAGAATACGAATCCGTAAAAGAAAGAGAAGAAGCAAGAGATAATTTTTTATCTTTTGTTAAACTTATGTGGCCTTCTTTTATTCATGGCAGGCATCATGAGATAATGGCAGAGGCTTTTGAGAAAGTGGCCCGGGGTGATTTAAAAAGGCTGATTATCAATATGCCACCCCGTCATACCAAGTCGGAATTTGCAAGTTATTTATTTCCAGCATGGTTTTTGGGGAAATATCCAGAAAAGAAAGTTATACAGACCGCACACACTGCAGAGCTATCTGTTGGTTTTGGCAGGAAGGTTCGTAACTTAATACAGAACGAAGACTTCCAAAATGTATTTCCGGGCATAGAGTTATCCACAGACAGTAAAGCAGCAGGTAGATGGAACACAAACAAGCGTGGTGATTACTTCGCGATAGGTGTTGGTGGTGCAGTGACTGGTAAGGGTGCTGATATTTTGATAATTGATGACCCCCACTCCGAGCAGGAAGCCACAATGGGCGATTATAACCCAGAAGTTTATAACAAAGTTTATGAGTGGTATACATCAGGACCTAGACAGAGACTACAGCCGGGTGGTGCCATCATACTTGTGATGACAAGATGGTCTAAAAGAGACTTAACAGGGCAGATAATTAATAAATCTATCGAAAGAGAAGGTTCTAATGAGTGGGAAGTTATACAACTACCTGCAATACTCCCATCAAACAAGACTT